GAATGAAGCGCGAAGGCATTCATCACGTTGTCGTCGAACGTGACCCGCAGTTTATGGCTGATTTCGACGAGATGGTGCCGGAGTTCATCGAAAAGATGGATGAAGCGCTGGAGGAGATCGGATTCACGTTCGGAGAGCAATGGAGGTAACGATGCGTTGCGAACGCTGGCAACCATTTGAAAATCTGTTCCTGCATGAGGTTGGGGCAAAGATGCCCCTTCCCGAGATAGCAGCGAAGCTTGAGCGATCAGAATCAGCAATCACCCGGCAGGCATCCCGCATCGGTGCTCCTCTCCTAAGTCGAATGAACGGCAGGCCATGGACCGATGCTGAGCTATTCCTCTTTGGCCGATTCAGCATCGAAGAGATAGCAGTAGCTACCGGTCGATCAATCACCTCTGTACGCAATAAGCGCAACTCACTGGCACGAAAGTCAGGAGGAAAAATTATGTCTGAATGGACAAGCGAAGAGCTCGCCCTGCTCTGGCGTTACAACAATGAGCAGGTCGCTGAAATGACCGGGCGCAGCGTTGAGGAAGTTGGGGATCGGCGTTTGAAAGCCAACTACGAGCGCAATAACTGGCCTGAGTTCGACCCGGAGCGTGAGTCATGACTTATCAATTGCACGTTGGCCGCTGCGAAGAGGTTCTCCGAGCGTTACCTGATAACTCGGTGGATGCAATAGTAACTGACCCTCCGTACGGCCTAAGCTTCATGAACCATAAATGGGATTACGACGTCCCTTCAGTAGCGCAGTGGCAGGAATGCCTACGCGTGCTCAAGCCTGGAGGGCACCTGCTGGCGTTCGGAGGTTCCCGCACCTATCACCGACTTGTCGTTAACGCCGAGGATGCTGGTTTCGAAATAAGGGATCAAATCCTCTGGATTTACGGCAGTGGTTTCCCCAAATCACACAACCTCGATGGGGAGTTTGAGGGCTGGGGTACAGCACTTAAGCCTGCTCATGAGCCCATTGTTATGGCGCGAAAACCTTTTAAGCAGACTGTGTCGGCGAATATGGCAGAGCATGGTACCGGCGCGATCAATATCGATGCCTGTCGCATTCCAACCGACGAGGCGCTGAATGGAGGTTCTGGCGGCCTACTTTCACACCAGCGCGACGGTACCGAACCAGTTGGAGAATACGAGCAGGCACCGGAGGGGCGCTGGCCAGCAAACATCATTCACGACGGAAGTGATGAGGTGATCGACTGCTTTCCAGCCAATGCTGGCGCAGCGGCACCTGTAACAGGGAAAGAGCCTTCAGCAGCTTCCACCGGCCAGATATTAGGCATGCGAAAACGTGTTGCGACCACTCATCATGGAGATAAGGGCAGCGCGGCGCGTTTTTTCTATTGCGCAAAGGTTAAGACGAAGGAGCGCGACGAAGGCCTTGAAAGATTCATTGCGACATCAGCCAGCGATATGACAGGCGGCCGCAAAGAGGGAAGCGTAGGCATTAACGACCCGCGCGCCGGGGCCGGGCGTACCAATGGAGCCAAGAACAATCACCCTACCGTTAAGCCGATCGCTCTGATGAGCTATCTCTGCAGGTTGATTACTCCGCCTGGCGGTACCGTGCTTGATCCATGGATGGGCAGCGGTAGCACCGGGCGCGCTGCTATCGAGGAAGGATTCAACTTCATAGGAATCGACCTTAATCCCGACTATGTCACCATCGCATCAGCACGAATCGCGCACTCCTTCAAAAAGACGACGGAGGCAGCATGACACCAGCAGAGAAAGATAACGCCATCCGCGCGCAGGGCCGTAAATGCGTGGACGAAATCCGCCAGGCAATGAAAGCCCGGCCAAAGCCGAAATGGAATTCAGTGGTGCCGCCGATCCTCAAAAAGCATCACGCAAAGATAGAGCCGATGGGCGTCAGCCTTGTGGCATTCGTTAGCAGAATTGGGCGGATGACAGGCCGCTATGGAGTGGAATCGTGAATAGCAAAAAATGGGGGCATAACGAGCTTGCTCATGACCTTGCTGAGCATTTACGCCAGAACACAGCGCGTATCTGCTGGGAGGATATGCAACTCGGCCCCGCCGGAACATGCCGGCCTGATGTTTACTCTATCGCTCACAGCTACAGCAAGTTTTGCCCGATTGTTTATGAGGTGAAAGTGAGCATGAGCGACTTTCGCGCAGATGTCACCGCAGGTAAGTACACCAAATATTTTAAATATGCCGGTGGCGTAGTGTTTGCGGTACCGGAAGGATTACTGAAGAAATCCGACATCCCTGACGGCTGCGGTCTCATGGTTCGTAAAGAGTCAGGCTGGCATACGCTTAAAGGCCCGACAATGCGCCAACTGGATAATCTGCCGCGTGATGCGTGGATAAAACTGCTGATGGACGGCATGACCCGTGAAGTAGAGCGAACGCAGATTAAGAGTCGAAATTATGGCTCCTGGTACGTTGAAAGAAACCTTTCGAAAAAACATGGGCAAGAGGTTTCCCGCTTGGTAGCGCAAGCGTGCCTGGCTAAAGACAGTCTGGAAAGTGAGATCAAATATGCTGAGGAACGCGCGCAAACAGTTCGGCAAGAAAGCATCGACGAGCAGAAGCGCCGTGAAGAGAATCGCCGCAGGGAAGAAGAGCGACTCACAGATTCGCAACGGGATTTAGCAGATCTGCTGGGCGTTGATCCTGATGCCCCACGATACTTTTTGGCTAGCGCCCTTGAGCGTGCCGTTACACGGCTAACTGAAAACGAGGAAATAAGCCGTATGCGTCGTATTTTGGTATTGATGCAGCGCGAATTAAATCGCGGGCTTGAGCTGCTTCCAGGTGAGCGAGCAGAAGGTGATGCAGCATGAACAGAGCATCTCCCGTTGATTTGAGGAAAAGCCTCGAAATTGCCAACAACCTCGCGCAGATCGGTATTCGTTTTGTGCCGATCCCGGTAGCGACCGAAGAAGAATTCCAGACGCTGGCCACCGAGCTTTCTCGACGGCTTGAACAGATGGCGGTAGAAGCCGAGAAGAATGAAGGCGGTGCCGCATGAAAGCCAAAATCACCAGGTCGCTAAAGCGGCCTTTTTTATTGCTGGCGTTCACCTTCAACCGTATTAACCAACAGTTCCGGGAGCAGTGATTATGGCTGACATCATCGATAGCGCATCAGAGATTGAAGAGCTTCAGCGTAACGCTGCCCTTTCCGCTCACCGCATCGACCGCAGCGCGGTATCGGCGGAGCATTGCGAGGACTGCGGCGTCGACATTCCAGAAGAGCGGCGCGCGGCGGTGCCCGGATGCCAGATGTGCGCCGAGTGCCAGGGGATTATCGAATTGAAGCGCAAGCAGCGGGGATCTTATTTATGACAGGTAGCAAACGCTATTTAGCGGTCATCCATAACTGGTTTATGGACAGCAAGGGATTTGATCTTGTTGAGCTTAAAGCAACAGACCGCGAGCAGGCTGAATTGGAAGGGTGCTACTTCGCCAAAACCCGAAACAGCGACTTTAACAGGACTGCCTATTTAGTTCTGGAAATCCAGGAAAACGAGGTTCTGACTTCACGTAAATTAACCTGGCGCGAGCGAATCACCGGGAGGGTATGCGAGTGAGAGAAACAATGACCCGCGGCGAATTACGCGTCATCGCCGATACCGACCATGTGCAGTGCGGTGATGCTGCGGCAATGGCTAACATGCTGCTGGAGCTGATGGCTGTGCCTACTTTCGAGGAGTGGTGCCAGCGCAAAGAACAAAAACCTGTTGGCTGGGTGCGCGAAGCAATGAAAGAAGCTTACGACGACTGCCGCACCGCAATGCTCAAGGCCGGGCCTGTAACGGCGACAGCGGTGCCAGATGGGTGGAAACTTGTACCGGTTGAACCGACTGAAGAGATGTGTAAGGCGGGCTATGAAGCGCAAGATAAGTGGCCATATGAGCGCGCCGATACTTATAAGGAGATGTGCCACTTGTGGACCCATCCACGCTATAAGGCAATGATCGATGCAGCACCTGCAGCACCCGACAATGACCTGTAACGCGAACATCAAACCACCACAAACAGACCGCCGCATGGCGGTTTTTTATTGGAGTGAAAAAATGAAACTGATTGATTTACTGGTGCAGGAATTGCCGAAGCGTGGCGGGTGGCCGAAGAGTGCCATTATTGCAGAATCATACTCACACATACCTGGCGTTCATTTTTGGGATACCAACGGCATCACTGTCCCTTTTGACGACCTGATCACTAACGCTATCGGGAAAGAATCTGTCACCCGCGAACAATGCGAAGCGGCACTGGCCGCAGCGCAACAGACGGTATGGAATGGTGAGGGGTTGCCGCCGGTTGGATCGCTGGTTGAAGTTTCGGCTGAAGACTTCGATGATGATTGGTATACCATTAAAGTTGCCTATGTTCACAACGGCGTGGTGGCTGGAATAGTTCAATCGGAAAATGAATATCTGAACGATCAGTTAGAGAAATTTTCTGCTGGCTACAATCGTGCCAAGTTCCGCCCCATCCGCTCCGAAGCCGACAAGAAGCGCGATGAGGCTGGAGAGGCTATATACCGTGCTATCAACTGGAATCAAGAAGGCGCTGTTGAGCGAAACAGTCGTTTCGAAGATTACTGCAAGGCTTACGACGCGATCGCAGCCGGTAAAGTCCCCGGCGTCACCATCAAATAGCCCGCCAACCACCAATTGATGTTTGCCGCCTGCGGGCGGCTTCTTTTTTGCCTGGAGTAAACCATGGTTTCTGAAAAGCCAATCACCGCGCAACAGGCGGCGGAATTCCTGATCGTGTCTCCTCGCACCATTTACCGGCTGATTGATTCCGGTCAGCTGGCCGGGCAGAAGATCGGGAACAAATACCGCACAACCGATGCGGCCTGTATTGCGTATTTACACGCCCGGCGCGATCCTGTTACGGCGAGCGCGGGTGAACATAAAGGAGAAATTTTATGTCAATCACCCTCAGGGGCGGCGTCTGGCACTGTCATTTCGTTACGCCGTCAGGGAAAAGAATTAGACGATCTCTTGGTACGGGGGACAAAAAGCAAGCGCAGGAGCTGCACGACAAGTTAAAGGCTGAAGCGTGGCGGGTGGATCAGATTGGGGATTTACCGGCGAGGACGTTTGAGGAGTGCTGCATCAGGTGGCTGCGCGAGAAGGAGGATAAGAAGTCACTGGACGATGACCGGACAAAGATCGAGTTTTTCCTGCAACACTTCGCCGGGCGCGACATCTCAACCATTACGGCCGAGCAGGTTAATGATGCCGTGTCGAAGATGATCAACCGTCGGCATCTCCGCATCTGGCAAACGCAAAGGGATTCTGCGGTGCGTAAAGGAAAGGAGCCGCCGGCATACGTAGCAAAACCGGTAAGCCAGGCGACAAAGAGCCAGCACCTGTCCTTCATGCGCGGATTGCTCCGTGCTGTGGCGAATGACTGGGGATGGATCAAGACCGCGCCGGTTATCAAGACAAAGAAGCCTGTCAGCAAGCGCATACGCTGGCTCACGCGCGATGAAGCCGAAAGGCTGATTGAGTGCATGCCGGAAAGCATAAAGCCGGTGGTGATCTTCGCACTGGCTACCGGCCTGCGCCGCTCCAACATTCTGGATCTGGAGTGGCAGCAGGTCGATATGCAGAGAAAGGTTGCATGGGTAAATCCGGAGAACGCAAAAGCGGGCAAGGCTATCGGCGTCGCTCTGAATGATACCGCATGCAGGGTGTTAAGGGATCAGATAGGGAAAAGTTCGCGGTGGGTTTTCGTTCACACCAAGCCCAAGCACCGGCCAGACGGAACGATAACACCGGCAGTGAGGAAAATGCGCGTCGACGATAACCAGGCATGGTATATCGGGCTGAGGAAGGCCGGAATTGAAGACTTCCGCTTTCATGACCTCCGGCACACCTGGGCGAGCTGGCTGATACAGTCCGGCGTGCCGCTGTCCGTTCTTCAGGAGATGGGCGGCTGGGAGTCGATCGAAATGGTGCGTCGTTATGCTCACCTGGCGCCGAACCATTTAAGCGAACATGCCCGGAAAATTGACGCCATTTTTGGCAGCGATGACACAAACATGACACAAGGAGGAAATCAGGCTGGATTAAAATTAGCGTAA